GAATGTCATAAGAAAGAACAAACCAATGCCTGTATTAAACCTACAGAAACCGGGTCGATTCAAGAAAGGTGGAACCGCTATGAAGAAGCCAGTAGCTAAGAAAAAAGGCGGTATGGCCTTTAAACCATGCAAGGGTTGCCCAACACCTGCCAAGTGTAAAGCAGCCGGTAAATGTCTTAAGACGAAGTAATTATACGGGAAGATGATCCTACATGGTGGGGCAGTGCTATCACAAAGCATTGAGAGGGTCTTAAATGCCTAAGCAAACTAAAAGCAAGGTTAACGAAGCAGGTAACTATACCAAACCTGCTATGCGTAAACAGCTTTTTAACAAGATCAAAGCCGGGTCTAAAGGCGGTAAGCCAGGGCAGTGGTCGGCTAGGAAGGCCCAGATGCTTGCTAAGGAATACAAAGATAAGGGGCGGCGGGTATCGTGGTTAAGTTAAGTCTAACAAGTATTCTACGAATCTGAGGGGAGGTTAAACAATGTTTGATACTAAAATACCTCTGACCCTTTTGTTCGCCGTGTTCCTTCAGGCAGTAGGACTTGTTTGGTGGGTGTCTCAGCAATCCGCTGCTATTGAAAGAATGAAAGAGGATCTGGTTGTCTTAACATCCAGAGCCACTCTTGAAGACAATGTAAATTTAAAGAGAGAAGTATACGATCACGGCAGAGACATCGAAGCTATTTTAGAAAGTATGGAGGATCATAAAAATATAGGTAACCTTATCGCCGCACTTTCTTCTCGTATAGCTGTTAATGAAGCTAAGATCGACGATCTAAAGCAGGAAAAATCCGGGCGGTAATAGTGCCACTAAAGAAACCTCAGAAAAGTCTTAAGGCTTGGTCAGCACAGAAATGGCGTACCAAATCCGGCAAACCTTCTGGCAAGACCGGGGAACGGTATCTACCGGAGAAAGCTATTAAAGCCCTATCTCCTGCTGAATATGCTGCCACGACTAAAGCTAAACGGGCTGGTACGAAAGCAGGCAAGCAACACGTAAAGCAACCGGATAAGATTGCTAAAAAGGTTAGGAAGTATCGTGCCTCTTAAGAAGGGTAAGTCTAAGAAGACTATCTCAAAGAATATCAGCACCCTTGTTAAAGAGGGTAAGCCTCAGAAGCAAGCAGTTGCTATTGCTTATAGTCAAGCCGGTAAGGCTAAGAAAAGGAAGAAATAGTTATGGCCTCTCGCAGTGAAGCACGCGCACAACAAAAAACCTCTGCTGCCAACAAAAATACTTCTCGACCTGAAACAGCTACTAGAGATGAACTTAATAAACGTATTTTGTCTTTACAAGTTCAGTTAGAAAAAGCAAATGAGCGGGCGAAGTCCGACAACCCTCTTACCAGCGGCATAGCAGAAGCAACGGCTAATCGTCTGACAAACGATATTATGAGACTTCAGGGCCGTCTTGACGCTATGGGCAAGTCAACCCGTGCCCCAAAGCGTCCCCCGCCACTAACTGACTCTGGCTTTGTAAATCCAGCCCCCGGTTCAAACCTAACAGACCTAGGCCCCGCCCGTTCTAAGCCTCCGGTTCCTAGGAGTCGTCCATCAACTGTAGACACTCAATCCAAGAAGCCGATTGCCAAACGTATCATGGAGGCACTAGGTGACAATCGTACTATGGAACAGGCCACCAAAGATCGTGAGATGACCAAGGAAATGGAACGCGAGACTATGGGTCGTAAGAAAGGTGGCATGGCTAAGAAAAAGAAAGCCCCGGTTAAAAAGGCTTACGGCGGTATGGTCAAGAAGAAGCAGGGCGGGTCAGCTAACAAGGTCAATATGAAGGCTGGCTTTACCCGACGCGGTTGTTCAAAGGGTTAATGATGACTGAGCAGCAAGAGAAATTCCTAAACGCACTATTCGGTGAGGCTCAGGGTAATTTCCGTGAAGCTATGAGTATTGCTGGATACGCGTCTACAGAATACCCGGCTCGTCTGATTCGTCAGATGAAGAATGAGATCATCGAGCGTGCCGAGTATATGCTTGCTGCTAATGCCCCCAAGGCAGTTCTGTCTATGGCTGGTATCCTAGACGATCCTAGTGCTCTCGGTAACCGGGATCGTCTAGCCGCCGCTAAGGAGATCCTAGACCGGGCCGGTCTGGTTAAGACAGAGAAGATCGAACACAAGACAACCGGTGCTTCGATTATTCTTTTGCCTCCACTAGAGGATATTGATGGCTCATCCGAAGATACCTCATCTGAAGACTGAGAAATATAAAGCCATAGGGAAGCGTCCTTATGGTTTTGATAGTTATCGGGATAAAGAAGGTCAGGCTTGGTTTGTCCCTCACAAAGAGACTATAGAGTTTCTTGCTGAGGCTATCGAACATATTAGGTCTGGTAGATCTGTACGTACAGTAGCAGCATGGTTAGAGGATAAGACTAAACGTAAGCTATCTGCTACTCGTCTACATAAACTGGCCTGGACCGAGGAAGAACTAGCCGAGCGTAGGAAAGATCGTCGAAAGAAGCTAACCCCTAAACAGCGCAAGATCGAGGATCTAAAGAATACAGAGAAGCAAACCCGTATCAAGGCTGAACAGGCCAAGCGTAGGCTAGAACGGGCAAGGACTGGGTCAGGTATTCAGACCGGATCAGAACCGGAAAGTTTTTCTGACGCTGGTCAACCTCTGGAAAGAGATGTAGCATTCCGACCTAACCCCGGCCCACAGACTGACTTCTTAGCTGCCAATGAGCGTGAAGTATTCTATGGCGGTGCTAGGGGTGGTGGTAAGACATATAGTCTTTTGATCGCTCCTTTACGGTTTGTAGATAAGTCAACATCTCGTGCTCTACTGATTCGTAGGTCTATGCCTGAACTACGGGATGTGATTTTCCAGACTCAACAGTTATACCCTAAAGCTGTTCCCGGTGCTAAGTTCAAGACTCAGGAGAATACTTGGCACTTTCCAGGTGGCGCACGTATTGAATTTGGGTATTGCGAAAACCTACAAGATGTGCTACGATACCAGGGTCAATCATACTCATGGATCGGGGTTGACGAGTTACCTCAGTATGACTCGCCGGATGTTTGGCACTTCTTAAGATCCTCTCTCCGGTCTGCTGATCCAAGTATTCCGTTACATATGCGAGCTTGTGTAGACGAGGGTGAGGTTCTTACAGTAGACGGCTGGAAAGATATTAAGGATGTACGGTTTGGTGAAACTGTATATAGTATGGATCTAGAGACAGGCGAACTAATTACCAAACCTGTTACAGGTAGTTATGTATATGATATTGACGAACCGCTAGTGCGTATCTTCAAAAAAGGTTTTTATGCTTCGATGACTAAAGATCATCGTATTGCATATAGAAGGCATAACGTAGAAGATAAAATTGAAATATCCCGATGGAACGAGTACAAGGGAAAAAGTATCAATCTTATTCGGGCTAGTAACGGTTACAATGCACCAGGGTTTACTAAACCAGATTTCTGGGAAGGTTCTGTAGAAGACTACTGTGAATTTCTAGGATTATTTATTGCTGAGGGTTGCACAACTACACGTAATCGTGTTATCATTACACAAAGTAAAGAACAGAATCACGACTTTGTTCGTCGTGTTATGGGGTCCAGCGGCTTAAAAGTTTATTATAGTTGTGGGGATTTTACAATCTCTGATACTGCACTACGAGAACACCTCCTACCTTTAGGCAAAGCACACCAAAAACATTTTCCTAGAGAGTTCTTGAAGACAGCCACTAAGCAACAACTAGAATTAGCCTTTAAGGCATATGCACTTGGTGATGGTCACTGGCAGTCTGAAAATTCTGTGGAGTGTTATACTACCAGCGAACAACTTCGTGACGACCTACAGGAAATTGCCTTTAAGATCGGTGCTAGAACACATACTCGTAAGAGGGTTTACCCTGATCCAAACCAGCGTGATTCGTGGACTGTCGCTTTTGTATTCAACAAGAAACACACAAAAGTAGATAGAAACCCTAACAAGCGTAACGATGTTGTAGAGGTAGACTACAAAGGTAAGGTATATTGTATCTCTGTTCAAGATACTGAAAACTTTATCTTACGCCAGAAAGGTGTTGTCTATCTGTCTGGAAATACAGGAAATCCGGGCAACAGAGGTAGCCGCTGGGTTAAAGAATTGTTTATCGAACCGTGTAAACCAAATACCCGGTTCTCGGAAAAGGTCGAATACGAATTAGAAGGTAGAACACTTTCTACCGAGATCACCAGAAAGTTTATCCCTGCTTCGGTCTGGGATAACCCTTATCTCACTCAAGATTCCAGCTATATCGCAATGCTGGCATCCCTACCGGAAGTCAAGCGTAAGCAGTTTCTCTACGGTGACTGGGATGTAGTAGAAGACGGAGCCTTTTCAGAGTTCAATAGATCCACCCATGTTGTTGAACCGTTTGAAGTACCTAATGGTTGGACTAGGATTCGTGCAGCAGACTTTGGGTTTTCTTCACCTTCGGCTATTCTATGGGGTGCGGTAGACTACGATAATAATATCTGGATCTATCGTGAGTTATATGTCAGCAAGGTAACCGCAGACCAGTTAGGTCGCATGATTCGTGAAGTAGAGTCTGGCGACGGCAAGATCTACGATGCAGTTCTAGATAGTAGCTGTTGGGCTAGACGAGGTGATCGGGGCCCTTCTATCGCTGAGATGCTAAATGCCGAAGGGTGCAGGTTTAGACCATCGGACCGTTCACCGGGTTCCCGTATCAGTGGTAAGATCGAAATTCATAAGCGGCTTATGGTTGATGAGGATACTGAGGAACCAAGGCTAAGGATCTTTGAAAACTGCCCTAACCTTATACGCCAGTTAAATTCTCTACCGTTGGATAAGAACAACCCGGAAGACGTAGATACTAAAGCAGAAGACCATGCTTATGATGCTCTAAGGTATATGGTTTCTTCAAGACCCACAAACATTCGGACCGCTTTCGAAAATACTCCGAAGTCTACTTGGCGACCGAGTGATAACCGGTTTGGTTATTAAAAGAGGTATATATGGCTGAATACGACAATGACAAGATTAACGTCCTTGATGACGATAGGGACGAGGAAGCTCGCGGCCAATATACCAATATGGTCAGCTATGTCGAGGATCGGTTTGAACGGGCTAAAGATGCTCGCTACTTTGATGAGTCTCGTTGGCTACAGTCTTACAGAAACTACAGAGGTATCTACGGTCCTGACGTACAGTTTACCGAAACTGAGAAGTCTCGTGTATTTATCAAGGTAACCAAGACCAAGGTACTTGCCGCGTATGGTCAGCTTATCGACGTGCTGTTCAGCCAGAATAGATTCCCCATCGGTATTGACCGTACTACGCTACCTGAAGGAATTGCTGATACTGCTCACTTCGATCCTAAAGAGAAGCAGGATGCGGAGGTTGTCCAGCAATTTGAAGATCGTTATGGGTTCCCAGGTGACGGTAAGGATCTAAAGCCGGGTGCTACTTCGGTTGATTTGAAAGAAAACTTAGGGGCTTTAAGAGATGACCTTAAGGACATCGAAGGTCTTAAGGAAGGTCCAGGTGTCACCCCGTCATCGATTACATTCCATCCGGCAGATGTAGCTGCTAAGAAGATGGAAAAGAAGATCAAGGATCAGCTAGAGGAATCCGCTGCCACCAGACATCTTCGGTTTAGCTGTTTCGAGTGTGTCACCTTTGGCACCGGTATTATGAAAGGTCCGTTTGCTTTTGATAAAGAATATCCTAACTGGGATGAAGATGGTACGTACAATCCTATTATCAAGACTGTCCCCCAAGTTGAATACACCTCTATCTGGAATTTTTACCCGGACCCGGATGCGTACAGCATGTACGACTGCGACTATGTGGTCGAGCGCCATAGACTAACCAGATCTCAACTACGTAACCTAAAGAACCGCCCATACTTCCGCAAGTCAGCTATCGAGGCTGCTATTAAGGATGGTCCTAACTACGTTCGTGAGTGGTGGGAAAACGATATTGATGATAGCCAAGGGTCAGATGGTGGGTCTGCTTATGCTGGTTCTGACATCGAGCGGTATGAAGTTCTAGAGTTCTGGGGTACTGTAGATGCCCAGATCGCTAAAGATAATAACCTGGAACTACCAGATGAGTACGCAGATGATGACGAAGTACAGGTCAACTGTTGGGTATGTAACGGTGAGGTACTTCGCCTAGTTATCAATCCGTTTACCCCTAAACGTATCCCGTACTTTGCTACACCGTATGAGGTTAATCCTTATTCATTCTTTGGTGTCGGTCTAGCAGAGAACATGGACGACACTCAAACTCTTATGAACGGGTTTATGCGTCTGGCAGTCGATAACGCGGTACTATCCGGTAACCTGCTTATCGAGGTGGACGAGTCGAACCTGACACCTGGACAGGATCTAACTGTGTATCCTGGTAAGGTATTCCGTCGTCAGGGTGGCGCACCGGGTCAGGCCATCTTCGGTACTAAGTTCCCTAACGTGTCCAGCGAAAACATGATGCTCTTTGATAAGGCTCGTGTACTTGCTGACGAATCTTCTGGCCTACCATCTTTCTCATATGGTCAGACCGGTGTAAGTGGTACAGGTCGAACAGCGGCTGGTATCTCTATGCTTATGGGTGCGGCATCCGGTTCGATCCGTACAGTTATTAAGAACTTTGATGATTATCTGCTTCGTCCTTTGGGTGAGGCAATGTTTGCATTTAATATGCAGTTCGACTTCGACCCTGAGATCAAGGGTGACCTAGAGGTTCGCGCTCGTGGTACTGAATCGTTCATGCAGAATGAGGTACGGTCACAGCGTCTTATCAGCTTCTTACAGATCTCTAGTAACCCTGTGCTTGCTCCGTTTGCCAAGTTCCCTTACATCATGCGCGAGATTGCTGCTACGATGGATCTTGACGTGGACAAGGTTGCTAACAGCCCAGAAGAGGCTTTCCGTCAGGCTGAACTACTTAAGCAGATGCAGCAACGTATGCAAGCTGATCAACCTGAAGCGGCTGTCGGCCAGGATGCTATGGGTACAGGTGGGGGTAATATCGGTGTGGGTCAAGCTCCTGTTCCTGGTGAGCAGGGCTTCCCAACCGGTGGTGGTCCTCAGCCCCAACAAGGTCAGCCACAACAGGGCGGTGGTCAAGGCATCCCGCCTGAACTAATGGCTCTGCTACAGGCTGGTGGTCAGTAATGAACCCTAAAGTCGCACGAGATGTTCTGCCTTTAGTAAGCAACCCTGACTTTGCTGAACTTATCGGTATCTATTTGGACGAGAAGATCTCAGAACAATATAAGATTATGGAGCAGTCTGTAGATATGCACGTTATCTATCGAGCACAAGGGGCTGCGTCAATCCTAAGACGGCTTAAGAGCATGAAGGCTGAAATTCAAAGTTCTGCGGAGAGGGATAAGTAATGGTTGATATTGTTGACCTTAGAAATTTAGTTGCAGAGGCTGAGGGTACAACCGACGAGAGGGCTGCCCAGGAAAACTTTGCCTCTGGTTACGATCTCCCTTTTGGTTACGGTCGGTATCTACAGCCTAGTAAACCTATTTCTCAGATGACTTTTCAAGAACTAGAGGATTTTCAGAGAAGGCAGGTCAACGCTACTAAGGGAACTTTTGACAATACAAATCTAGGGACAAGTGCGGTAGGCCGTTATCAATTTATAGGACCGACCTTAGCAAATCTTAAAAATCGTTTAGGATATAAAGATACTGATGTGTTTAGTCCGGAGGTGCAAGATCGTCTATTCGATGCGTTAATGGAAGAAAAGGGTCTACAGGAACTTTTGTCAGGACTAATTACCCCCGAGGAATTTCAGACAAATCTATCTTCTCAGTTCGCTAGTATCCCCAAACCTGGAACAGAGACAGGTACTTATAAGGGTCAACGTACAGGTGTTACCTCTGATCGTGTCTCTGCGGTGCTTTCTAGTATGCAAGACCCTAGTGGCGGTGACGATATCTTTCGCCCCGAAGATGACACCGTTCCTTCTGATACCGGCACTGTTACTGGCGGTCAGGCTGAGGAAGAACCTGGATTCCTAGATACAGTAGGTGAGTATGTTGGAGATGCTTACGATACTGTTTCTGAATATGCCGGGGATGCGTATGATACCGCTTCTGAGTATGTAGGTGAAACTGTAGATACTCTAGAGCGAGTTGCCGAAAGTGTAGGTGATAAACTACGCAGACTATTAGGTTCAGAAGAAGAACAACAGTCAAGCACTACGGTTGATAACCCGCCTACCCCTGAGCGCCGCCCTGTAGTGGTTGATGAGCCCCCGGTTCCTGAGCCACGTCCTGATCAGACAGAGGAAGCCTTTTCCGCTGTGGAAGACTTTGTTGGTACATTAAAGAAAGCAGAAGGTGGTTCAGTCGAAAAGGAAGTCGAGTTTATCAAAGAAGAAGATGATGACGATGTACCTGACCCACCTCCCGGAGCAACACCAGAAGAAGTAGCAGACGATATTCCTGCTTATCTATCCACAGGTGAGTATGTCCTACCGGCTAACGTAGTTCGGTATATCGGTCTTAAGAATATCACGGGTATGCACCAACGCGCCCTGGCCGAACTACAACAGATGGAAGATCTTGATATCATCGAAAACGTAGACGAGAACGGCTATGTTGAAGAAGATGATGACGAGATGGACTACATGGAACCTGAAGAAGCAGGTGTAGTCGAGATCGTAGTTGCCGAGCATCATCCTAAAGGTCTAATGGCTATGGGGTTTGCCGAGGGCGGGCCTGTAGAGGCTATGGTATATGTACCGGGTGTAGGTTTTGTTCCTCAAAGTCAGGCTGCGGCACGACCATCTCAGAAAAAAACAGATGAAGACACGCGGGCGGAAACTAGAGAAGGACCGTCTGGTAGGGGAGGAACAGATACTGGCAAATCTATGTCTGAAATGTCTCCTATGGAACAAGCCGCATTTGGGGAGGCTTTATCTGGACCGTTAGGTGAGGCTATAGAATCAGTATCAAAAGGTGTAGTTGGAGGTACTTTCGGTCTTGCTTCCCCTTTGGGTGTTGAGAGGGGTTATAGTTTAGCTACAGATGTTCCTACTGCGGCTCAACAAGCTATGAAATCCGTAGATCTAGATATAGCTAAAGCTAAAGAGATGTATGCTATGTCACCGGCTGACTTAGCTGCGGCACAAGAAGCTTGGTCGGGGCCTGTTTCTAACGAATTTGGTGCAACTCAAAATCAGATAGACGCCCACGCTGATGCCGTAGCTGCCGGTAATGCCCCTGCGGGATCTGTGGCTAACGCGGCAGATGGATACTCAACAAAGGGAGACCTTGGTTTTAGCACGAATAAGGACCATGAGGTTGTCGGTAATGACCCCGACAGAAATGGTATTCCCGGTGACCAGACCGGCACGTCTACGGCAGCCGCGCAGCACGCAGACGTCGATGCGGCTGTGGGCGGAGGATCCACAGAGGCAGAAGCCGCAGCCGCAGAGGCAGAAGCCGCAGCAGCAGAAGCAGAAGCCGCAGGAGCAAAAAGAGGCGGTTACGTAACCCGTAATGGTATCATGGCTAGAGGTTACTCAGAGGGTGGCATGATTAATTCAGATTCTTCCATTGAAGAAGGTCAAGTTTTACCAACCTCTGATATTTTCTCGGAGGGAGTATACGCCCAAGCAGACATTAATAGATCGGTTGATTCCGAAAATGTGGTAGAAAGCGATAAAGTAATTACTGCCCCTGTTGCGTTTTCTAGTGCTCCAGGTAAAACTGCTTACCTCGCTTATATTACACCAGAGGAAGCCGCTTCCTTACGCCAAGCGAAACAGGGATTTAGTTCAGAGGGTAACGGTCAAGAAGTATCCGAGGGTCAATATCAACATTTAGGGCCAAAAGGTTTAATGTCATTTAACGGTGTTGGCGGGGAAATGGGCGGCGGCGGTAGCGACCCCATGGGGGGCGACGATCCAGCGAATAACGACATTGGAGATCAGGCCGATGTCTCCGATCCATTTGGCGGGGCCATGGGTGGCAGAGGCTCTGACGTAGGAGACGGGCATGGCGGTGGCTCGCGCGAACCCGTGGAAGACTTAGAACCAGAAGAGGTCGAAGAAGAAAAACCAACAGATCCCTATGAAGGCTATACCTATGTTAAGGGTATCGGCTACGTACCAACATCACGTAGGGCGACTTCCAATAAACCTATTGAGTCGGCTTCATTAGCTTTATCATCTATTTTTACACCCGGTTTTCTAAAGAATATAGGGCTTATGAGTGACCCTAACAAAGAACTATAAGGGTCAAGACTGTGGGCTACCCTATACCCCTCTCGTGGTGAGAGGCTACTAGAGGCCCCCAAATGGAGACTACCATGTCTGTGGTTGCAGAAGTAGAAGAAAATAACTATACTACTATGAAATACCGGAACAACCGGGTAGAACAGGATGAACGAGAACTAGCAGAGCTAGAAGCTCAACGAAACAAATCCCCTGAACAACGCGCTGAGGAAGATGAGGATGCTAACCTTGATGCGGAAGAAGCTACATTTAAGAAGCGTTATGGAGACCTTCGACGCCATATGCAGCGAACTCAGGAGGAAAACAATCGCCAACTACGACTACTACAAGGACAAGTTGAATCTCTTACTAAGAAACAAGTTAAACTTCCTAAGTCTGACGAGGAACTTGATGCGTGGGCTAAGAAGTATCCAGACGTTGCTAAGATCGTTGAGACTATCGCTACTAAAAAGGCTATGGAAGCGCGTGGCGAAGTAGACCAGCGACTAAAGCGAGTCGAGGAACTAGAGACTAAGATTGTGCGAGAGAAAGCTGAGAAAGAACTGGCCCGACTTCACCCAGACTTTGATGAAATACGCCAGGACAGGGGTTTCCATGAGTGGGTTGCACAGCAGCCTAAGTGGATTCAGAGCGCACTGTATGATAACGATACAGATTTCTTAGGTGCCTCTAAGGCTATTGACCTGTATAAATCAGAGAATGGCCGTAAGAAGCGCACTAAGGACACCGACGCAGCCCGGTCAGTACCGACTCGGAACCGTCGAGAAGACCTAAGTGATGGCAAAGTCACTTGGTCAGAATCTCGGGTTAAGCGTCTAACAGCCCAAGAATACGAAAAGTTTGAAAAGGATATTGAGAACGCTATTCGTTCCGGTAACTTTGAGTATGATATTTCTGGTGGTGCTAGGTAATTTTTTACTTGACATCATTTTAGAACTAGACTATAATAGTACATATTAATACCAAAGCGCCTCCCTCGGTTGGGACCACCGCTTACAATACGACAGCGGCTAACCTTCGCTTTCAACTACCTGATAAACTAGGCCGGTTTAATCTCCCACCCTATCTTTTGTCAGCCTTGGATGACCGACGTTAGCTCTTTTCCGCACTTTTTGAAAGGAGAAAACTCATGGCATTTAGGAGTGCGGCAGGATATGGTAACCTTCCTAATGGTAACTTTAGTCCAGTTATCTATTCTAAGAAGGTACAAACTGCCTTTCGGAAAACCTCAGTAGTTGAGGACATTACTAACAACGACTACATGGGCGAGATCTCCAACTTTGGTGATTCCGTTCGTATTATCAAAGAGCCAGAAGTCTCTGTTCAGGCTTATTCCCGTGGTACACAGGTTGTCCCACAGGATCTGGACGACGAAGATTTCACTCTTGTTATCGATCAGGCAAACTACTTCGCGTTCAAGATCGATGACATTGAAGCTGCACATTCCCATGTGAACTTCGAATCTCTTGCTACTGATCGCGCTGGTTATCGCCTTCGTGACCAGTTTGACCAGGAGATCTTCGGTTACATGTCCGGTTACAAGCAGGCTGCTCTACACGCCAATGCTAGTGCCGCTCGTGTTGCCGCTGACAAGTCTGGTACTGATCCAGTGTCAGCCGATGCTGATGGCCTTCTTGCTTCCATGAAGCTCGACCTCGGTTCCTTCGGTGGTTCTACTGGTAACTCCATTCCGGTCGGTCAGAACACCAGTGCTATCTCACCACTGGCTGTTATCAACCGTATGGCTCGCAAGCTAGACCAGCAGAACGTTGATCGTGACGGTCGTTGGCTAGTTGTCGATCCAGTCTTTGCCGAGCAGCTTAACGACGAAAACTCAAAGCTACTAAGCAATGACTTTGCCGGTCGCCAGGATGCAGGCGATATCCTCCGTAACGGTCGTATCGTCGATGGCATGGTTCGCGGTTTCCGCATCTACATGTCAAACAACCTGCCGATCATTGGTACTGGTCCGGGTACTGTCGCTACCGGTGGTTCCGCCGCTAACTTCGGTGTTATCATTGCCGGTCACGACTCAGCCGTTGCTACCGCTTCTCAGATTGAGAAGGTAGAGACCTACCGCGACAATGACAGCTTTAGCGATGTTGTTCGTGGTCTGCACCTTTATGGCCGTAAGCTACTTCGTCCAGAAGCAGTCACTCGCGCCGTTTATAACGTGTACGAATAAGGGAGGTATGAATCATGGCTTACGATCTAACTAATGGTTCCACTACCAACCATAAGTCGCGTACTGGTGCTAACGTACCTTACACCGTAGAGAAGACTGTCTCTATGGTTGACGCAACTGCTGTTAAGGGTTCTGCCCTTGCTAACGCCGATGTTCTAGAGGTTATCCCAGTTCCGGCTAACACCCTAGTCCACGGTGCGGTTGCTTATGTCGAGACTGTTGATTCCTCGACCGCTGCTACTTTTGATATCGACGTTGCCGCTGGTGACGACTTTATCGACGGCGGTGACTTCAACACTGTCGGTTGGGCTGCTGCCGGTTCAAACGGTCTGCTTCCCTTCGGCGCTAACTCTGTTATTGTCGCTTCGGCTGACACCATTGACGTAAAGCTAAACGTCGGCGGTTCTGTCGTACCGGCTAACGGTGTTATCCGTGTTGTTGCTTACATGTCTGACCTTGCCGAGATCCCTGGTCCGGCTGAGGTTGGCCGCGACTTCGCCTAACAAACTTGGGGAGATCCTTCGGGGTCTCCCCTTGACTACTTGGAGATTGCATGGTACAGTTACACTGTTCAGTTTCAGAAGAGACTCTCAAGTCTAACTACGAAATTAATAGGGACCGCGACCTACCATCTCTTCCCAAACTAAAGAACAGCCCACATAAACGTAGCGAAGAAATTAATATCTGTGCTGCCGGTCCAAGTATTAGACAGTTTGAGAAGTTCCTTCGTATTTCTAAGAACGATATCTTCGCGTCTAAGACTGTTAATTACCTAACCTCTATCGGTTGCGATCCAAGATACAGCGTGTCTATTGATCCTAGAGAGTCCGGTAATAAAGCCCAACTAAACAAAAAAACCAACTACATTATTTCCTCTCAGTGTGACCCTAGTCTATTTGACGCGCTAAAGAATTACAAAACATATATGATAGATACTGTCACTTCCAAGACGTGGCAACCTTCTGATAAATGTATGTCTGCTGGATCTAACTCCACTGTTCATGCTATTCTTTTATCTGTATGGCTCGGATATAAGAAAATAAACCTGTTCGGATTTGACTGCGGTTATAACAAAACAGTAGATGATTACCGAGTCAACCGAGAAAACAAGCACGACGAAACCTATAAAGAAGTAACCGTATCCTGCCCTATCACTAATAATCTTTACTATACCACAACTGAATATATCGGTATGGCAGAAGAAGCAATGAAGATTATCCAGATACTACATACTCAAAAAGGTATCAGGTTTAATCTATACGGTGACACATTACTAAAGTGTTTGATTCAAAACAATATCAATAAACA